TCCCAAATCTGTACACTTATTATACAAATTATAATATTCATCAACATTGTGAACGTTTTTGACATCCTCCCCCGATTACCCCTATTTGGATGGTCCTTATGCAACAACCTAGACAACAAACATCCATTAACTGAGTCCCTATGACGGGGTTCGCATTGTTGTGTTTCGGGTGTTGTATGCTTCTGATTGTAGTTGATCATTGTCGTTGTTTTGGGTTTGGGTTGACTGGGGTACATCGCGTGCATATCATTGTGTGAAAAAAAAAGACCAAGGCGATGTGCCTCAGTCTTTCAAGATAACCGGATAGTTGAAATACGGGAATGCAGGTTTTGATGAATTGGGACCGATCGTGAACTGAACGCGTTTCCCGACATAGTAGGCTAGATCATTCACCAATTCATCTAAACCGACTGAAACTGCCATCGCCTCAACCTGGATGAGGTCAATCTTCTGACCCTTTGGAAGAGTTTGATTCATGTGTGTTGCGATGGCTGATTCAGTGAACTTGGCGTCGTCTCCAACCGTGCAGAATCTCGCTCTAATTCCGTATTCGGCGCCAAGGTCAATCAACATCTCGGCGTAATCAGGCGTGCCAGCCTTTTTCTTCACGCTGACGATTGTTCCCGTCATTTTCTCGCCGACTGGCAACGCCTTGTACGCTGATGCTGATGCTGAACCTGCTGACTGCTTCAAACTGTTAAAATCCATTTTGTCCTCCTTCACCGATCTATCGGTGTGACACCCCCCAAACACCATACTATGGCTAGCCTGCGACGACAGAGTATGGTAAGATGGGGTGCACACCACAACTCACTAGCGCATGCATCTCCCAAAGTATTGCGACGTCTCGTGTCTCGAACGTAGTGAGTAGAAGAGACCAAAGCAAACTTTGGGATGCGCACGCACCTCCCCCCTCTTGGGTAGGGGGTGGGTTTAAAAATACAAAAAAAGGCCTATATATATACATACATATATACATATTAGTAACTTTCCTTCCCAATCCTTTTCTGTTATAATTTATACAGAGCTAGGGAGGCTTAAAAAATGTTTATTAAACTGGAAATAACACCAAAAAATGAATTCAAAATCGAGACATCGGGGCACCTGACCATCTCCGATGCGTTCCTCATGTTGGCCAACGGGAGTCTGCAGTTTGCCAGACAAGCGATGACCCATGCACCTAAAGGTGAAGAGGAAAAGATCAAGTCTACAATGTACGATATGATGAATCTTCGATTCAGCGCTGTTCTGGAGAACTTCGCACCTGAATACGAACTGCGTCCTGGACTGACTGCGGAAGCAATCATGAAGGCCGAGAACGAGTTGCTCCAAGATGAAATGTCCAAGGTGCAAAAGTAACGTATTACCACCCGAAAGCTGGACCGGTGGGCCTTGTCTGACATGGCAAAAGTGTACCAAGTGTAACACTTACATCCATACCTATATGCCATTGAAGCATCAGGTAGGGGTACATGAAGACAGCCACCACGTCATCGGCAATTTTGGTGGATACGGGACGGGAAAAACGACTACCGACCGGGAAGAGATCGTTAAGCATATCTTGATCACGCCCAATGCGGCCATCCTGGTAGGTGCGAACGTACAGTCACAATATGAACAAACAATCAAACGAGAATTTGAGATGGATTTTCCAAAAGCCTTCGTTCGTGATTACTCTGCGCAAAAACAACATATGGACTTCATCAACGGTGCGCGTCTTATTTGGCGGCCGTTTGATGATCCTGACAAAATACGCTCGTATACCATTACAATGGGCCTTTTACTGGAGGCCTCTGAAATAAAGGGCGAAGCATACCAGCAGGTTCGGACCAGAACCCGTGGATTGGCAGCGACCATTCCATGGCGGGACAAAGATGGGAATATTATCTATGAGATCCGTAAGGGCCGAAAGGTTCCGAAGATCAAGTACGACTGGCGGAAGGTTATTGCGGAATCCAATCCGGACTCGGGGTGGATTAAAACCGAAATACTGCTTAGATCCGAGAAAATACACCAGTATGAGACGAACTGGCACTACCTCCAGGATCCTGAACGGATGGACCCTAAGATTTCCAGCCACGTTGCAGCGACATCTTCCAATCCGATGTTGCCGGACGGGTTTGAAGAAGGTTTACGGAGAGCGAACCCCGACTGGTGGATAAAACGCTACCTTGAAGGGAGCTTCCAATACTCCGAAGGGCTTGTCTACCCTAGTTATGGGACGGTCGTCATTGACGATTTCCCGATTCCGAAGGCCTGGAAGCGAATGATCGCATTCGACTACGGGATTGCGGATATGGCTGTGTTTCTATTTGCAGCGATCGATCCGGTTACCGGGTTTGTCTATTTCTATAAGAACGTTTACGGGAAAAACAGGGACGTTGAGAAGCTTTCTCAGATGTACCACCTGCACTCAGCTGATATTCCAAGCGGAGGGATCTACGGGCAGCCGTTGATTGACCCTAAGTCAGCACCGAAGCGGGATTATAACCTTGTTTCTCTGTCAGACCACTTCATGGACTACGGTATCAGCTTCAAAGCAGGGACAATTGACGTGGATGCACGCATTTACCGGTTGAATACCTACATCGAGTCGGGGCGGGTTAAAATTATGCGAGGATGTAACCTCTTAGTAGAGGAGTTGTCCACGTACAAGTTCCCGGAACGGACGATGTCGGACCCGAATAAGAAGATCGATAAGCCGGTAGATAAGAATAACCACGCAATCAACTGCGCAGAATGGATCGTTACGGAATTACCCCGGGATCCTCGACAGGTCTTGGGTGCAGTTTACAGTCCTTACGGGCTGATCTCCGATGAGAAGAAGGAACCGGAAGGTATGTGGCAATTAAGCGACGATACTGACATTCGGTCCGGAAAGGATGCTACACAATGGTGGCGTTAGAAATTCTGATTGTCTTGCTTCTAGGGTTCATTATTATTTTTGATAAGCCCATCCGCATCGAATTTAAAGTTAATGTTGAGAATAAGACTACTCCTCCAGAGACTCCCCTTCCTACCCAGATATCCAATTTGAAGGAAGCCTATGCAGAGATGTCTGAAGAAGAAGAAAAGTACTTCTCGGAAGGCATGGATATGATCACCGCATTGAATAAGATTCTTCAGGGCGAAGAGTTGCCCAAGAAAAAGGGCAAGGAGGCTAAGTAATGGCAAAGAGTGACAAGCCGCTTATCGGCAAAACAGGATTAGAGTTGCCAAAAGGCATAACCCTCTCTGACATCCAGGAAAACTGGAATACAGCGGACGGAGAGTACGGTCCTGCACGCAGACGTATCAGAGTATTGGATATGGCGGACACCGGAAGAATCTGGGATCTGATCTCAAAACAGTTCCCGTCTTTCCAAATCACGCCGGATACCAATTATGTGAACTACGTCAAAGAAAATATTCTGGCTTCTGTTTACACTGTTGGCCGGTCAGCCTCTTTATTCCCACGTAAACTGGCGGACAAAGAGATCGTTGATGGAATCAACAAAGCATTGGATACTATCTGGGGAGTCCTCGACGTTCCTCAGTATCAACTCAAAGCAGGTGAACGTGCTGCTCTGACCAATCTAGGTATTACCCAGGTCGGTTGGAAGTCTGACATTGTTGGAGGATCTGAGAACGCACTGTACAAAGGGGACGTCGTCTTTAAAAACATCGACCCAATGAACTATATGCGTGACCCATTTGCTCCGGATCTTGACTCGGCGGCGTATGTCATCTATTTTGAGGATTACCACAAGACCGTCCTTATGGCGGATCCCGATTATGCGGCTGTGCTTAGACACCAAAAGTTGGACTCTATTGCCCAGGAAATCGGATACCGTAGGGAAACAGGATCTAATCCTAGTTCAATGAAGGATTATTACCGGTTGACTATCCATTGGGTCAAGGTTTACGACGAGGAGAAGGGTAAGGTCGTGATCCATGAAATTCATACTATTGACTCTAAGTATGTCTTATTTGTTAAATCGGACATTCAACCGTCTATTTTTCCGTTCGCCGAACTCTACTCTAGTGTTCCTGTTAAGGATCCAATTGGCATATCTGAGCCTTCTAAAATTCTGTCTAGTTCGATTGTTCTTAATCTACTTGACGGTATTGTCGTTACACACGCATACAAAGCGGAGAGACCCCCGAAGTTAGTATCTGATTCCAGTGGTCTGAACCTTAGAGCGTTCAGAGAACACGGCAATGACGCAGATATGGCATTCATCGTTCGAGGTGATGCATCCAGGGCCGTTCAGTACATTCAGTTCCCACCGTTACCCCAAGGGTTGGAATTGATTTCTCAAAGAATTGGTCTGGCCATTCAGCAGATCTCCGGGATCGATGCGAAGTACACCGGCAAAGATACAGGATCCATCCTGACTACCGGTGGAATCGATTCAATGTTGGCTCAGGCCACAATGAGAGATACGACCAGGATCAAGCTCTACGAAGCATACACCAGAAAACTCACTTCTCTTGTTCTCCAATATATGATTGAGTATGGAGACAAACGCAGTTATGCCATCAAGCCGAACAACAGTACGGATATGATGGACGTTGAAATCGACTTCCCTGCAATCAGCAGCGAAACGTTGTTCAACTATCAGATCAACATCGATGCAGAGACTCCAAGGAATAAGGCCAGATTGGCTGCAGCCGCAGATGCTATTCTTGAGAAGTCGATGCAGTATCAGTCGAATCCTGAAATCTTCACCGTTGAAGAATGGTTGAGATATCAAGACTTCCCGCAGAAGGATTTGATCCTGGAACGTTTGAAGATCGATCGTGAAACAAACGCCACAGAACAAGTCACACAAATCATCTCAATGTTCGCCTGTTTGATT